GTCTTGTTGATAAGGTCGCCTGCAGCAGTAGGAGCATCTGGATCACTCTCATCGAAGGCATAGATGTAAATATAGGGATTCAAGCTGCCATGGTGATAGAGCTTTAGTGTGGCATCGTCAATTGTGGCGCCGGACGGAATGATTACAGTGTCAAAGCGTTGGTATGGCTGAGAATCAATCTCAACAAAGAAAGCGGGTGCAGCATCCTGAGTACCCTTGAGGACTATATTCTTTTCGTCTGGAGTGAATAAAATAGAGCTAGTCGTTGTTGTGGTTAGCGTTCCTTCTTTGTGGAAATAAACATCAGAACCATCGTCTGCACTCGCACCTACAGAAACCTCTACGTCGGCATCTATATATACGGGGTACTCTATATCTTCAGACAGAGATTTGACCCTAGTTTCCGGATCTAGCACTGTCACCTTCCCTTGGAAGGTCTCTGTTATATCGTACTCTTCTACATTCTTTTGGGTTACTTCTGTAGTCTTTTTTGTCTTTGGGGTAACAGCTTGCAGAGATTGGGTCGGGCGACCCTTGGAGTCATGGCCCCGAATCTTATCTACAACCCTGAGGTCTTTCTCTCCCTCGTCCTCTATAACTGTGAAAGTGATATCGGTGGGAGCATCAGCACTCTTAAGGACCTTCCAGCACCGAATACGGGCCTTGCGAACCTGGATATAGAAGTCTACATTTGGTACAATCTCTTCCCACAGTGCTATGTTATCCGTAATGACGGGCTCAGTGTAGCTAATAGGCGTCTGACCGATCGATTTTAGCTTGACATCTATTCGGCTACCGTCATGCTTAGATACGACTGAGTAGCCTATTTGACCCCCTGTGAGCAATTCTAGGGAGAAGAAGGTCTTGTTGACAGAGATTCCATCAAAGTTGAGGTCTATTTCGCGCAGATCTCCCTGATCATCGACATAATGTATCGGTGAGGCGGTAGAGACCATAGTATATTGGCCATCACCCTTATAGAAGGTCTTGGCATGAGAGGTTCTTTGCTCTCTGACCTCAGTATACTGTGCTTTTAGTTCTGCTATATTCAAATGCCTGCCTCCAGCTGTTCCGCCTTGAAGCGGTTCTGCTTAGGATTGATGAAACCTATAGCTGCCTGTGGGTCCACATCGCTTCGTATGAACTCAGCGATCTGCTTAACCATGTAGACCTTATCCTCTAAGACCTGTCTGTAGTCCACTGCAAGAAAGGGGATCTTGTGGTTCTTGAGCTTTAGCTTCTCTTGTACAAGGAGCGTCTTAATAGCGGCCACATCTATATCTACCTCTCTATAGTAGGCCATCTGGGACTGCCTGATCTCTTCTGCGTCTCGCAGCATGAGGATTACCTTACTAGGGAAATCTCTTACGATCTCCCACCTGACACCTGAGACAGGAACTATCATTTTACATCCACCATAGGGGGTAGACACAACCTTTGCGAACATCTTAAACTGATCTCTTGTTACCTCATAGAAGCCTGTGGGATTGGGATGATACTCACCGAACTTCTTCTTGAATCTCTCGTCAGACTCCTCTTTCTTCTCCTCTGAGGTGTAGATCATATTCACCCCTAGAAGTTCCAAAACTCTGGTCATCATAGATGTGCCAGAGCGCGGCAGACCGAAGACGTACACTTGGAAGAGCTTGTCACGCTCTATAATGTGATCCTCTACCTCGAGTTCTTGTATTCTAATAAGTCGGGACATACCTCTTCTCCTCTATGATTTATCTTCCAGTTCTTTGATTCTCCTTTCTAATGATTCAAGTTGATTGACTGCTTTCTTTCCTTTATGTTTAGGCGCATAATCATCAGGTACGAAAGAACTCTGTTGAATCTTACTTATATTCATTTTTGACATTATGTTGCCTCCAATTCTACATTATACTGTTGATATGGAAAAGCATCAATAGTTACAACAATAGTTCCAGGTTCATCTGCTGTTATCTCTAACTCACCATCTGTTATAGGTTCATTAAATGCCGGTTTTAGAGTCTCATCTTTATAACTAACCACAACTACACATTCAGGTAATGTAGAAATAACACAAGAATCTATTCCATTCGGAACAAGTGTGGTTTTATCAAAAGAAGCAACGGATGTCAATAATGGTCTTTCAACTACTTCACCATCAACAATATAATGAGTATCACCATCATATGTTCCTTCAATATAGTTAAAGTTTGTAAGATTTTCCACTGAATTGGTAAATATATTACCAAGAATTAATCCATTTTCATCATAAGTTGTATAGTCCATTATTTTTTCAACCCCGTTATACTTCCAAATCTAAGTGATATATCTCCGGTTACTGTGGCGGAGGTGCCACCTCCAGTAATCCGTCTTGCTTGTAAAGTAAGTCTAACAGTATCATCAGCACTAAAACTTGAATCTGTGATATAAGCATTAAAATTACCACCTGAATCTTCTTGATAAAAGAATACACCTTGAACCGCTTGTTTTACTGTAAATAGTTGACCTATACGGTCTGTAAATGTTCGTATAGTTGCTCCTCCAACTACACTTATTATCCATTTATATTCCAAACCAACAGAATAGTTAATATAGCCACTATCTATAAATGAAGATGTGGATGCGCCTATTTGCCCACTAATTATGAGTCCATAATCTGTTTGTGTTGGTGAAATATCATAGTCTAATTCAAACAGATCATACCAAGTACCATATGTCCATGCGTTTATAGAAACATCTCCGGTAGAGAAGTAATTTGAAAAGTCAGTTACAGCAGCTTCTGCTAGATGCAATGTATTAATAACAGCATTATCAATGTTTGCCTCTACTGTAATGATTTCATTCGCTCCAATTTGAACTGCTGTAATAGTATCTGTTTGAATATCACCACCATCAATGGTTGTTTGACCAGCATATTTCCAACCAGCGATAGTAGCAGCATCAACCCCACCAACCTTATCTGTATCATCTGCCGTATTATCTCCTGTTACATCTGCTCCTGTGGCAATACCCGTCAATTTGGTTCCTTCACCTTCATTAATATCACCCAAGTCTGTAGGTTTGTCACTTATGTTAGAATAGCCTGATGACGCGCTTTCAAATGTTACGACTGCTCCGATGTTTAATGTATTTGTACCACCATCCCAATCAAATTTTGGGTCTGTTGCACCACCAAATTTTACAGCTTCAGCAATCAAATCAAAGAGCATTCCATTATCTGCGTCCCAAGTAGGACTTTGTAGAATACCAGCGGTAATCGTACCTAGATTGGCACTGATGGCTGATAGATAATCGGCTATAATGTACTCTGCTAGTACTTCCCGGAAGAAGACTAGCTCGTAAATGGACCTAGTGACGCTACCCATCATGTACAGACGTACAGCCTTCGCCACAGTCTGCTGTGGAAAGATAGCGACATGCTTGCCGGACGCTGGGAGCGTCCAGTAGTTCGTCTGGCAGTCTGCCTGATTGGCACCAGCCAGTAACTCGTTCGTACTGGTGAGAGTGTGATCTGCTTCAGCTTTGAGCCAGTTCCAGGTTGTCCCGTCCTCCGTATAGGCAACGTACACATCCATACTGTCAGATACCCAGACTGCAATACGATCTATAAGCATCTTGATTGGGAATGTGTAGTCAATCCACTTATCCGTGCCACCAATAGTGTAAGACACTCCTCCACTCGTCTTATTCCTGTCATAAAGTGAGATAAGAGCGGCCGCATTGTTCCCGTCGAAGTCCGTCATGGTGATGTTTTCAGACAGCTCGGAATCAATATTGAACTGAGGAACCTCAAGCGGTTCATAGCCCGAAGTGGGGGTTGTTTTTGTGCCAGGACCCCAAAGATCCCACGGCTCTATCTGTACATAATAAGTAGTATCAGAACGTAGGCCCCCGGGGTAATGGATAAGCGTGTTTTTATCCACGACACCTACAATATCAGTTGGTGGACTAAAGGCACTTATATAGACTTTATACTTATCGAGATCAGTGTCTGCTGGCTGAATGGCTCCCCAATCGATCTTGAGTCCATTAAAGATAGGCGTAATTGTCGGTGAAGAACCAGACATGTCGGGTGGAGGATTAGATGCGACAAGAACTGCCGGATTGTTAGAGAATTTACCATGGACATCCTGACCATAGACCCTAAATCTAATTGCTCTCTTGCCTACACCACCATTATCTTCTAGATTGTAGTCCCAGAAGTAAGTATAGCGGCCGACAGGTACGTACTCTGTACGGAGGAAAACGTCATCCACGTACATGTAGACATCTACCTTATAGTTGAGAATCTTCGGGTCTGCGCTCTCTGTCCACTCGATTTCTATGTTCTTCCCGGTGTATTGGGTTCCACCACCAGCGACCTGCAATCCTTCGATGTCAGGTGGGGCATCTGGGTCATTATCAATGACCTCAGATGTCGATATCCAGGAAGACATCAGTGTATAAGACCTAGCACGCACTCTAAAATCGTATGTACCTGCCTCTAGACTCTGGATGGTGATGCTATTTGTGGTAGAATTTCCGATTGTCGTCCATTGGTAGTCGCCATCTTGCTTAATTTGTGCCTCATAGAGGATAACTCTGTTGTCTGCCGATGGTTCCCAAGAGATAATCACACCAAAAAGGGAGTTTTGGCCTTCCATTCGATGGTATTCTTGAATAGTGAGACCGGTAGGGGCAATCAATGGACCACTAGGAGTCTGAGAGACTGGTGTGGTATCTAAATAGATGTCTTGTTCGACTCTGGCGAACTTAGTTGCATCATATTCTAGTGCATGGATCTCTGCGATATGAGGCTCTGACTCTTTGATGGTTAGGACACGGAAGTCTCTAGTAGTTAGGACGTTTGAGGTAAGCACCCAAAGTGCATGCTTCTGTGGAGCAGAACTAAAGGCTACAGTTGTCAAAGTGGTGTGAGTACCGACTCCAGAAAGGACATCTTTCTCTTCAATAGTATTGTCCGGTAAAGTACACCAGAGAGTATATGCCGTAACCCCGTCTAGGGTCACTTCCCTATCTAGAGTGATAGATGTGGTGGTCGCATTATCGATGCGACCCCCAAATTCCGCATTAGAAGCATAGTGGGGATCGGCTATCTTGATGATGTCGCCCGGAACTACATCTACGTGGTCCCAGGAGGCTCTGTAGCGCACTAACTCTGTTTCACTGTACTCTGAGTCGATAATCCACTTACCAAGCCTGTGAGCCTGGCCTCTGGACGTACAGCCGTATGCCTGGACATCTATTGGCTTAAATCCATATCTGTTAACACCTAAATCGTGCTGAACTTGCTCTACGGCCGGTCTGTAAAAATCGGCTGGGTCATTCCAGGTCACATTTGCGACTGTCCTACGCCCTGTGAGACCTGAAGACTCATAAATGAACTCTCCACCGATAACACTGGCTGCGGTGACTAGTTTTGAGGCGGCTTTTGGGCTGTCCTGAGAGACGTATGCTGTATTTGAGGCCCAATATGGCATCGCCCTGAAGCAACTACAGATCATAGTCATGACAAAGTAGGCTTCTGCCCGAGACTGGATTACACCGTTGAACGTGAAGCGCGGTTCGGTAGAACCGAATCCGTCGTCGACCAGAGTATCGCAATACTGAGCGATCGTGTACAGACCCCATTTATCTATGTAGGCAGCGTTAAGACCAAGACCATACCTGGAATTGTTCACAAGATCATAGTAAACCCACGCAGGATTGTCCGTCCACCCGGTAACAAAAGTCCCATTCCACTCACCGGTATAAACTCTGGTTGTAGGGTTGTAGTTGGATGGATATTTGATCTTCATGCCCTTAATGTGATAATAACGGTTGGGAATACGGTCCCCGAACTGTTCCGCGTTGACTTCCAGCCCTATAAGAGCACTGTGAGGGTACGAAAATCGCTCATTTATTAACTCAGTATAGGAGAACCAATATGTCCTGTCGATAAAATAGACAGAATCTGAATCCTTGGTTGTTCTGGTAACTTTGATCTTCCAGGGACCTGGGCCATAGTTGGCTAGGCCCGTAATGCGCACAGACCTCTGATATGCAGAAGTACACTTGCCTGCTAAATTGATTGTGGCTACAGACGAGAAATTACCAGTAAAAGGCTGCACGTGGATCTGCATTTGGACTGTATGCTCTTGGATGTCGCCAGTCTCATTATTAACTTGATAAAGCTGTGGTACCTGTACGGTTACGCGTACGTCATCGACCTCTGTATCGGTAATTTGGCGTATAATGCCACCACCCTGCTCGGTAACTTCTATCTGTACGGAGTGTTCGCCTTCACTGTCCTTGAAACCACTAATTATGTCTTGATCTGCGGTCCCTTTTCGCTCATAGTAGGTTACGCCGTCGAAATTGTATGAGTTGTCGTCATTTTGGTGGACAACTTCATCAAAAAAGATGGATTTGGCGCCATCTACTAGCCCATGGATCTCACCTTCGCACATAATGTCGATAAGACGAGCCATACCGCGGGCCTGGAGGCTATTTGCGTCCTCTACAGGTGTTCTTTGTTCGCTACCGCCTCCTTTTCCACCACCCTTATTATGGACTTTTATGCCATCTGCAATATAGGTGGGGAATGGAAATACGGTAAGATTGTAGGTATAATCATATTCATCCGGATCTGGAATTACTGCCAGGATCCTTTTAAGGTCACCTGCCTCATTAGTGAGCTTCTCTCCAATCTTGAAGTCTTTGGCTTCCTTGTACTTGCCTTCTTCCGTAAGGATATAGTGATTGAAGGTTGGTCGCAGCACTCCGCTCTCGTGATAGATATAGAGAACTCTATTCTCTGTATCTTCGAGGCTATGTTTGAAGGCCTCTTTTACCTGACCTTGAATTAACTCACCATTTGAGTTATAGCACCAAATAGGATCCCCGACTTGGAACTCTTGGATGGGCTTATGCCCATCCGGGGCTTCGATCATGGTGCCAGAAGGAAAACAACCTCCTCCCTTCTTACCTTTATAGTATTGAATCTCAGACATAATGGCTATTCCTTAAGGACCGGGTGCGATTTCCTCGGCTTCAAGACCAGAGTGAACAACGATAGAGCCCATTATAACCTCTCCGTAGACTAATGGGATAGGATGACCCTGTTCAACTAGATTGACAGGTCCCTTAAATAGGAAGGATGGACGTTCATCTGCTTGCTCTTGTGATCCATAATCAGTGACTTGTGGAGATGGAGCTAAGAGCATAGCGATACCACCAGCAATCAGGGCAACACCCATTGGGATAGTATAGGGGGCCAGAACTGGGAATGCGATACCTATTGCGATGAGTATAACTCCAGCGATGATGTAATACCATCCTTTTGAACTACCGGAACCGTGGTACTCAGGTACGATATGGATGTCATCCTTACGCTGTAGAAGAAGCTCCTCTTTAGGGATGTCTTTACCCACATCAAGATCATCTCCAACAATGACATAGTAATTACCCTCTCTGAGGGTATCATAGAAGTCTCCTTTGTTGGCCTGTAGTGCTCGTATTGCTTCTGCGGGACTCTCTACATCATACTCGTGTTGGCCTCCAAACTGCTCTTCAAGATGACCATATAGATAGATGTTTCTTATCATTGGCTTTTATGCCTTATAACATGTGTGACGCTGTCACGCCAGTTGACAAAGGGCTCTCTGCGGGAGAGCCTGTTGACTAAGTGGTGTAAGATGAGATTATTGCCCAGATAGATCCCACTGTGGTTAGAAATGCCGTTGCTTATGCCTACTGTCATGTAGAGCATGTCTCCGGGCTTGATATCCGTGATGTCTACCAGCACCATGCCGGCTTCCTCATACATATCGACGAAGATGTTCTTTTCGTCTTCCCACCAGCCCCACTTGCGGGGTACAATGGGTAGCTCTATTTCGAACTCATTCATATAATAGTCCCAACAGAGCGAATAGCAATCCTGGGCGCCGTAGATGAAGGGTCTGCCCTCATATGGCTGTTTAGGCCATAGTTCTCGGCTGCCCCAGTAGTACGGACCCTCTGTGGAAAGGTTCTCTCTAAGAACAACAATGCCCCAAGGGAGCTTAGATTGCACCTGCATTCTCATGTCGTCTGGGGAGGGCCAAGCATGATCCATGGAGTGACTATGGACTACGGCACGCACCTCTCCAGCGTTATGAGCCTTCAGGGAGTCCTTGGGGTCAATACGGAAGTGGTTTTCGGGTTCTTTGTGGATATTCTTACAGGGAAAGTAGTAATCGTCTACAATGAGACCGCAGCTTTCGTTCGGATACTCTTCTTTTGCATGGTCGCGAACCGCGGTGTCGATATCCCCTCCGAAATAATCTACAAAGCCCTCTTTCATGGTTGAAGTTAGGCCTGTAAGATCCATTATCTCACCCTTAGTTTGCTAATGTTTGGAAATCCTCTAAATGGTAGCGATGTAGCAGAAAAGCGTAGCTTGCAATCAGATACCTTCCTACCGCAATCATCATCTGTTTCGTCATTGGTAGGTGTTCCGCTTATTTCGAACATATCATCTCCCACATAGGGACAAGTAGCCTTAGAATAGTCCCAGGATCTAGAGACAGCGTTCCAGAATCGATATGCATTATCACATGTCTCTCTGATAGCCTGTCTCTTAGGTAATGTGGTACCTTCGAAGTCTAAATAGGCTGCCAACTCCCATTCTATAACGAACTTTGAGTGTGCGGTCTTCCTCTGGAAGACCCATAGCTCTGGGGGGAAATAAGCGGACGGGTTAGCTTCACTCTCTCCGTCTAGGTACTTTCTAAAGGTCCTAATTCTAGTCAGTGTAGCTCCTAAAATGTCCTCATAGTTGAGTACGGCACTCGCCATAGCTTTGGTGATGTTAGAGATAGTAAACTTGGGCCGAGGGAGACCTCTACCTGAAGACTCGAAGCCACGTATCTTCATATCTATAGGAATGTAGGTGTCACCATCAAATTGCACTGCTGAATTCTCTATGGTAGCCTGCACAAAGTAGTAGATGGCATTCGCCCCCTGGTCGGTGGCGTCTATCTGGTAGAGCATTACTATCTCACCAGGAACGAGCTTCTGAGTATCAGAAGCGATGTTCGGATCTGTTGTCAGTGGCATATCTTATGTCCCGTATAGGTCGAATTCCCTGCGGAACTTGCAGGTTAGTTTATCTACCTTGTCGCCCATATAAACTCTTTTCCACTCCGCACAGGTCCAGATGTCGTCTGTACCACTGCGCGGATCCTGCCAGATGAAGGCTCCATACCCACCACGTTCTTCAAAGAAGGCTTCAATAGCATCGATAGTAGCCTTAGCCTTTACGAAGATTACAGTCCACTCTAGATCCAGATAGTTGATCCCATCTGGAGCCCTGGTCCGGTAGCCATCACCCAGATCTGCGATGAGAATCCTAGGCTTGGTCTTTTTCTTGGAAGCATAAGTCGGAGTGTAGTTAAGTGTAGGTATTGGAGCTGTAGTTGTTGTACTTGAACTTGTACTTGATGAACTTGTACTTGAACTTGCCGTAGAACTGGTTGAACTTGACGTAACAGAGGTGGAACTTGACGTAGTTGTGCTAGAAGTTGTTGAAGTACTACTAGTGGTAGAGGCAGTAGAAGTAGAATGTGTGCTAGTGCTAGTACTGGTGCTACTAGTCGTGACTGTACTGGTACTACTAGTAGTACTGGTGCTGGTGGATGTACTTGAAGAACTGGTAGTCATTTACTTCTCTCCTTATGCAGGACTCCGGTTAAGCATACCACCGGGCCTCATATGTCCTCTAAGTCTCTCATCAATAGCAGCATTCACCAGCCCTGCAATCTGTTGGCTTGCTCTCGTGCGGTCTTCATCTGTGGCGTCACTGCCTGCTAGGCCACCACCACCTTCGAGTGTAACATGGGTAGAGATATTGAAGTCGCCAGTTGATAGCTTCGCACCCTTAGGTATAACGGTCTCACCCTTCTGTAAAATAGCGGGAAATTCGTCCCCAGCAAGACCTGAATGAAGGCGTGGGGCGCCTGCAAAGGCTCCTGCTGGCACTCGTCTCTGTGGGAAGCTGGTAGAACCTACCACACCACCCTCATGTGCTTTGCTAGCGAAAAGTGACCCTGCGAAGCCCATATGGCCCATACTAGCCTGGATAGCTCTAAGGACAAGCATCTTGATGATCATTTTGGAAATGTCTTCCATAATGGAGCGTGCTACCTCTTTCATAGCGTCCTTCCAGTCCTTGGTACCCTGTATGACATCGTAGATAGCGTCACCAAGACGGTCTGATGTCATACTGGCAGCGTCTTTGGCTAGTTGCTTATATTGAGAGAATGTCTTACCAGCTTCTTCTCTCCACTCTATGAGCCCTGCCCTTATACCCAAAGCAGCATCTCCGTGCGTCTTAGCATACTCCTCCATGGCTGCCTTTCGTTTTCGGAGTGTCTCGATATCCGCGTCTGCTGTTTCCTCCAGTATCTTCACTTCATTTTCCGCCCAGTCTTTCATGGCCTCATTGAACTTCTCTTTGGCCTCAAACATAATGAGCAGTTTCTCTGCCTCGAAGAGCTTCGTTTTCTCTAGGAGAAATTCATTACGAGCATCCGCATTGGCAAAGACCATCCCATCATCTTTTAGCTGCTTGACCATAAGTTTGGCCATGGCAACATCACCCTCTGCCATGATCTTCTCGGTGGCGTCTTTCTCTGTCTTAGCACGTATCTGCAATTGCCGGATCTGCATCTGATTCATACGTGCATAGTGGGCCTTCATAAGCTTTTCTTTTTTCTGTCGTGCCTTCGTTTCTTCCTCAGTCTCACCCTCCTTAGGTGGTTCTACACTGTATTCTCCCCCGGGCCCGAGTGCTAATCCTAATGCTTGGGTCTCAAATTCATAATCTATCCCGATAGTGATTCTCTTATCACCGAGCTTTTTAAGCTTTTTATCAATATCAACTATCTTCTTCTCTGCTGCAAAGAGCTCTTGGTTATCCACTTGAATTTTGTAATCAACACCTATACCACCTAAATCAACCAATATGCTCTGAGTATCAATTGCGTCTTGTAATATCCTCCTATTAGATCTGAGGTAAACCATTTCGGTTTCTATAACTTTAGATTGTAGGTCGTCAAAGCTTTCATTGACGCGGCTTATAAGGGCGTTGACATCTCTAGCCCAATCATCAAAACCTATAGCGATAAACGTACCAAGGATTTCTCCGGTGTCACCAATAGTATTACCCAATTGAGTCCATGGATCTGCCATGGCCTCTGCCTGACCTGCAACTTGCTCTCGAATCTGAGCTAAGACGGCAGCATAACCACCAAGCTTGAAGGTAGCCTGATCTACTGAGATACCTACTCGACGTAGCTCTCCGGTCATGCCCATACTGGCTTTACCGAGCATGTTGGCTGCACGTACTAGTCCACCTGGACCTCCACCCATAAGGGCAGCGAGATCCTGCATGACCTTGATGCTTTCAGGCATCAGGTCATCGGTAATTTCCCGGTAGGTAAAGAGGAATTTGGTAGCAGCTAGCGTAGCTTCATCCCCAAAGTTGGTAGTCTTCTGGAGAGCTTTTGCTAGCTGTTGGATCTGTGCTGATGCTGCACCAGTGTAGCGCCCCATAGACTTCATGGCAGCTTCCATACCCGCTACGGCTCTGCGTTGTTCCTCGAAGGCCTTTCTGGCCTCTATTGCAACACTAGCCAGTTTTTTCATAGCGAGTGCGGCTGCGAGTGCGGCTGCAGCTATGGCACCCGTAGAGGCAGCTAGGGCCGTAGCAGATGTACTAACCTTCTGTATGGTACCGCTTGCCTTATCCTTGGCAACTATGTCAATCTGGGCTCTTTTGGCCATTCTGTTCTTCCTTATCAGAGAAGGTCTCACCACGAGAAGCAGCTATTACTGCTGCAGCGTAGGCAGTCATCTTCAGGGCCATCTCCTCCCTCTGATTTAAGGGTACTTGCTCTAATTCTAGGGCAAGACGCACACCCTCGGGCGACAGGCCCCCATCAGGTGTGATCAAGAGGGAGAGATACTTCTCTATGATAGCCATTGCGGCCACATTCTCATCAGATAATGATGGCCTTTCTGGGCAGAGCTCAAGACAGTTGGGGTTCTTCCCAGTAGTGGCCTGGGTTAGTGTGTGACATTCTGTACACCCGGGGCCCTGGTTATGTCGCCACAGTGCGAGCTCTTTTAATTTCCCATTTCACCTGCGAGGGTGTGGGCCATCTTAGTGGACTCCTCCACTATGAAAGAACGGTACTTCCCTACAAAGTCGAAGACGAACTTGCGATTCTCTTCGTTACATGGGAAATCTGTTTCATCCTCATTCATGATGCCTTTCCAGCCTAAGAGGGCATAGTCATACTGCGCCCGTAGACTGTTCACGAAGGCTGTTTCTTCGTTAAAGCTCCAAACACCCTTAGAGAATGGAAATGGTCGAATGTGAAAAGATACATCGTCTTCTGGATGCTCTATCCATTCGCCAGCAATGGCTTCTTTGTTAATCTTCATGTTGTACCTCCTGGGTTAGTTACTACCCTGGTTACGATGTTTTGTGCAGTGGACCGGTACCCTTGATAGTAATTTCGATACCTACGACTCCACCTCGAGGTGCTGTAATGTTCCAGCTCTCGATGAAGGCGCCGGCAGTAGCGTCAGTACCGGTATCCGAAGTCCAGTAATTAGTCGCATCTACGTAGAAACGTAGAGTTGTCAGCTTAGTTCCCAAAAGGGCTGCCGCTTCTAGGACATCCTGTCCATTACTATCGGTAACGGATGCAAAACCAGAGACTGTAGCAGTCCAGGTCAGCAGAGCTGAACCTACAGTGCGATCCCAATCATCTCCGAACTCAGCTTCGCCGACGTTTTCAGAGGCGATGTTGAGTGCCCACTCAGCCATCTGGGCTACCGTTACGGTAGCGATTTTGAAAGCGGCATCTTTACCAAGTAATTGTGCCATGGTTTAATGCTCCTTACGGTGTAGTAGTCGTTGTTGAAGTACTTGTAGTGGTTGTTGTGTGAGTGGCTGTGGTCAAAGTACCCGTACCCTTCAGGGTAATCTCTAGGCCTACAACGCCACCTCTAGGAGAGGTCACATTGAAAGACTCCACGAAGACTCCGGCGTTAGCCGAGTCATTAATGTAGTCTGCCCACCAATACTTTGCTCCATTTGCCCGTGTCTCGACGAATAGCTTGAGATCGGTAATCTTGTTGCCGTTTAATGCGGCTGCCTCAAGGATATCCTGACCTGCGGTATCCACCACGCTTGCTAGCCCAGACATGGTCATGGTGAAACTATTCAGAGCGGAACCAATAGTACGATCCCAGTCGTCACCAAATTCTGCCTCTCCCGCATGTTCTGCGCTGACGTTGATGGAATACTCCACCATTTGGGCTACCATATCGTTTCCTAAGTATATGGAAGCGTTCTTTCCCATAATCTGGGCCATGATTGAATCTCCTTATGGGGAATTTATGTCGTAATCGTATTGGATGAATATTTCCATCTCAAACCAACCGACATTCTCTTGGAATCCCCCTTCCATGATCGCAGCATTACCCACATAGGTATCTGCGTAGTAGGGGTTTGCGGTTTCGTTTTCGAGGACCTTTTCTACGTCTGAGATGAGACGATCCAGAGGATCGTACACATCATCGGTAGTATGTAGGTCAACGAACCCTCTTACTATGATTTTAAGCTGCCGTGCTGAGCGTCTGCCAAACTCCTCTTGGTCTTCGAGCTTGAGCATCTCTACATTGTAGTAGCACAGCGCCGGCCGCTGTAGCATTTCATTGTAGTAGAAGATTCCCCTCTTGACTTCAGCTAGTTCAGACTGGTAGGTGTTCACCTTAATCTTCTCAAATACATCTTTGAGACCTTCGAGGATTGATCTACGGTTGCTGATAGCCATGATTACTTCTCCACTTCTTTGACAATCTCTGATTCTATGACCCGGATCATCTTGGCGAGGCTTACTCTCACAGCGGGCTCTAGGTATGGTCGTACTTGTATGTTCCTGCGGTAATCCCCGTACTCATGTGTTGGACCATAGATGACATCTGTCCCTACGTATGCGTATTCTTTTCCACCTTTAGTCTCCACACCGGAGACGATACTTGTACGTAGGGTGCCTGAGCGTACCTTTAGTTGTCTGGACCCACCGAACTGCTTCTTGGCACTGGTTCTACCTATGGCCCCTATCTTAGGCAGACTACTGGCAATACCTCTCTTGAATCTCGCAGGGAGGTCACGCCAGAATCGCTCTGATTTCTTGTCCCAGCTTAGTGTGATCATTAGCCTAGATTCATCTTCCTATGACGGTTGAGGACCAGTACGACACTTGGCAGTAGCTTCTGCATCTGGAAGGTAACGATACCGTCCTGTGCAGTCATAGACTGTACGCCTAGCTTCCTACCAGAGTATTCCTGTTGGAACTTATAAGCAACTTGCTCAATGAGAGCAAGTTTCAGGTCCTGCGGGAACGTATCTGTGGTGTATCCTGCCGTATAGGAGATTCGTATCGACTGTGGCCACTGAAGTGTCCTTTGAGTCATGTACTGGACATAGGTATTGTGTGCTATGACATAATCTGTGGCAGCCAAGACTGTGGTGCTATCCCAGGTCTGATCTGTAGACTGATGGATCGAGTTGATCTCCGTAATAGGCACGTTCTTTGGGAACAGCTTATCTGAGTATTCACCATCGTGGACTTCAACAAAGACATCTCTGGCGAACTTCCTATTGGTGTAGGCTTCAAATAGATCAAGCACACCGTCGATCATCTGCTGTAGGAGATTCTCTTCAGAGCTAGAAATATCGTCCATGTCCCCCAGATAGTTCTTCATGTCGTCTGTAGTCACAAAGACCTCGATCGGCATCGTAGTGGTGGTAGTGCTACTACTACTGGAGGTGCTGGAGGTGCTTGTGCTGCTAGTTGTAGACATCTGGTTAGCTCCTTCGATTTCTGGTAAGACTGAATGGTGTTCCTGCTCCGCAGGATCCACACTTTGAGTTGTCCTGCTTATCGTATGTCTCTCTGTGAGCGCACTTACTGCATACCCTAATATACTTGAAGAGATTAGGCTTTGCTGGGTCCATCATTTTGTTATCCATGATAACTCCTTGGGAAAAGGGACCCGAGGTAACCCAAGGAGGAAAACCCTCGGGTCCCGACGCGCAGGAGGGGACCCCACGCTATTTGGCTTACGCGATAGTGAAGAGTCTCACTAATCCGTCAGGTTGGGCCACTACCATCGCCACACGCATTGTAACCTTGGTGCGGATCTGGCTTGAAGTCCATAAACCATAAGGATCAATCGAGAATTCCATGCCCTGGCGGATGCCTAAGGCAACTCTCTTCAGATCACCAAACACTACAGCCATCTCGTCATTTGAGTCGGCAGGAAAAGCATCCGACGTGTTTACGGGATATCCGTATATGGTATTTGGCTCACCGCTTGCGAACTGACCCCAGATCAGCTGGCCTGTGGTATCGGACAGGGAGCGAGTCCTGTGCCCGATTGTTCTACCGAAGTAGAATTCGGCGTTGCCGAGCTTGTTCACCGGTAGAGCACCGATCATCTCGCTGTAATAAATTGCGTCGATGTCTGCGAACTCATCATCTCCAGCTGCCATGGTCACGAGATTGACCGAAGCAGCTGTTTTGATACCAGTAAATGGGGAGGTTCCTACAAATAGATCCGAATCTAGTTGCACGGCAATAGCTTGCGCATACTGCTCGAACACGTTCGATACGAGATCGATCTGTGCATCTGCCTGCACTTCCGAGGACATTACGCCGAAAGCATCCAGTCTTACAGCGGTCAAGGGGACCTGCCTAAAAGTTGGATTGCTTTCGGTAGCTGCCACCGCTTCATCTGTGTACACTACTGTCACAGTTCCGTCCTCACCTGGAATATAAAGCGTTTTTCCCGCCATACTCCAAATGCGGCACTTATTCAGCGCCAGTGAACCGAGACGAGCATACGCCAGAAGCTCATCCGCGAACTCGTCGGGGACTAGATATCCACCAGTTGGGCCTGCGCCTTCAGCTAGGGCGGCACGGGTGATCGCATCGATGAAGGTCTTAGCGATGATATCGCGTTTGTCCTGATCGATAACTTTCAGTTCCATGCACTGACGGTCTAGATTATAACCCTTGTAGAGACGTACGGTCTTGTCCTTGCCCGGGACTGGTAGGTCCATCGGTTGCGCTGGCTGTGCGGCCAGAGCTTCCCACTTCGCTTTTGTCTCAGAGTCCATGGCCTCTAGCTTGTGGGCTAGTGCCTCTTGGCGCTCTTCGAACTCAGTCTTGAGCTCATCGGACCTTTTTGAAACGACCTCATCAAGGATTCCCCGGAGTTTTTGCTCTTCAGTTAAGCTCATAAAGAGTGTTCTCCGTTACTCAGTTGGAGTCTCAAAGATCGATATTAACCTTTGAGTGATCAGATCTTCCTCTTTAGAAGGTTCCTTGGTCTGCTCTGACCGGATTTCCAGAAGTAGATCATATGTTGAAGGCTCTAGAAGAGCCTTACAATCGTCACATTCTTTGCAGTCACAGTCTATTTCATCAGAATCGCACTCATCGCACGACATCGTCAGGAGGTTATTGCAGTCTGAGCAAAAGACCTCAGGGATGATGTTTTCTGTGCTGCACATGTCTTTAAGGATTTGGAGGACGGCATCGTCCTCTTCCTTCTGGGCTGCTTCTATCATTTCATCTAAGGCCATTTGAAGATGTTGCATCTCTCCAACGTCAACTGCCTTTGCATCCATAGCATCTTTGATACCGCGAGAGGTGATTAAAGCCGAAGGATTGGCCGGTATAGGTACCAGACTCAATTCTAGGAGCTCTGCCTTGGTGATATACTGGTAGATTCCCTTCTTGTTGTCTGGCTCTGCCCTCTCGACTTCGTGGGCGATAAGTCCCACGGAAACACCCGACATGAATTTGTTCTCGTAGAGCTTCTTAACGGTATCCGCTAAGGAGCCTATCTCTCCATAGTCCATGGGTACGAATTTGATGTTGAACATCAGTTTCTTGTTCTCTACCCAGACCTTGGTGGCTTTGGCTATGGGCAATGAGGCATAATTGTGGAAAAGCATCACTACCGGGTTCTTCTTGTATGCCTTGAAGTCCCAGCCATCTGATTTGATGACCTCTTGATAGCGATCAACTGTCTCATCACTTCCGACGAAGGTAAGCGTATCATCGCCAACTGCCTTCACGTCAAAGTTCATGTGTTTGTATTGAGTTGACATTGGTTTATTCCTTTATGGCCGAGATGGAATCGAAGGCGAATTGCACTTCCAAGTTAGCTATCTTGCCAGCTTTGGATCCTGCATTGGTATAAACCTTCTTTATCCGTTCTATTTTCTCGTCTGTGTCACCTTCTAAGCTTAGAGCGTATTCTTCTACGTTCCTTTTGAAGGTTTCGTTGATTCCAGAGAGTTTTCTGATGTGGTCCTCGAGTAGCTCAGGCGCTTCACGATACATCCCCTGTAAGACGGGAGTTAGTGCTTTAGCGAGCTCCTCATCCTCTTTCTTCCACATGTCAGGGTCGTAGCCCTCCTCCACAGACTTAATGACTCTCAGTCTCTGCTCAAATATGAATCTCTTCAGCTTAGAGTGCATAAGTGCCCGGGCAGCATCTCTCTCTAGAGCTGTGCCTGTTGGAGGTGGGGGAGTTACCGGATCGGGTTCACCGGACTTCTTGACCCCTACAGGGATATAAGACTCATCTGCCCCTTCCCAGGTGGGATCGAGTGGAAGATTGAAGGCTTCCACGAGCTCTGTCATCGGAACACCCATTCTCCAGTAGGTGTCGGCCAGGGAGCTTGTCAGCTCTTGTGCCGGCTTGAGCTCTTCAATGGAGTCTCTGTCGTACTTGAAGTACGTATCGGGCTGGAAAGGCTGGAAGAGATCTTCATTCACCTTGATCTCAATCAGCTTCATTAGTGGTCCGAGGCAGTCTACATAGAACTGTCTGCGCTGGATTGCGCTTGTGGCATAGTTTAGATCCTCTGTGGCCCCGATTACGGTCTTGGGCACTAACCAGATCTGACAGAGTTGATCCCTATTCCACTTTCTTGCTTCCAGGTACTGCTGATCGACGAATGAAATCTTTGTGGAGGCGAAGGTAGTGCCTTCTGACAATATTGCTACCTTGTAGGCGTTACCAGAACCTTTATGCCTGTTTTCGAACTGTGCCTTGTACTGATTATATAGGTCTTGATCAATTGGGACGCCAGGTTCCCCCGGGACGGTAACAACACCTCCCGGCACCGCGCTATGGTCATAGAATGACTTCTGGAAGACGATAGCTGCAGCGTCAGTCTGCAGTGTAAGCCTGGCGGCCGAGAGCGGAGAGAGCCCGCGGTATGCATTGTACGGATTGGTCCTCTTAAAGTGGAGGACTTCCTCCGGTTCAAATGTGAGCCTGTTCCCTTTAGTCTTTGGCTGATAGACCCACCCTATGATATTACCGCTATCATCGGTAGCTTCCTTCATAGTATCCGGAGGTACGGCCCATATTTGTGCTGGGACGGAACCACCGAAGCCTGCTTTCATACCCTTACTGCCAATAAGTACCCAGAATGCTTCGCCCTGAAGAGACATGAACATAGCTGTCTTCTCATATAGGCTGTATTCGGATTCTAGGGGATTTGGCTTGGATAATAGCTTTTGGAGGGGAGTGTCATAAACAGGGTCTTCGCCTCTAATGACCAAGGTAGGGGTGGCGGCTACGTTCTGAGAGATAACCTGTACTGCGGCATAGACGGTAGGATGTTGTTCCATTGGCTTGCTAACGTCTGCACCATCTTTGAAGAAGCCCTCTCTCGACATGAGCCAGTCTGCGCTGTAGGATTTCTTATCTGTCCCAGCTTCTAGCCACTTGAGCAACCTTCCTCTAATTGTCATAATGAGTTGTCCTTATACGAATTGTACCGCACCTGGTGTGGGGCGCCTGGCTCTGTTGTTTCCTGCATAAGCTAGGGCATCAGAGTTATCCGGGCTGAAACCAAGGGTCTTCTTGATCTTTTTCTTATCCTTGATCTTAACTACTCCCTCACCACCTTTAACTACATATTCGTATTCGATGGCAGCAAGCTCACTTGCGGTAGTAGGACAGTCTAAGATGATATCCTGTCTATCCACAAAGCGCTGTCTCAAATCCCAGAAGAGCTCAGCTCTCTTATTGTAGAATTTGGTTGGTTGGGACGGTCTCGCGTTCCCGTTGATGCGTATTATGTTCTTGAGTTCAGCCACTTTGCGAAGATAGTCCACAGTGCCTCCCCCAATTCCATCGTCGTCAATGTTTATCCTGGTATACTTTTCCTTCTCTTGCATCTCGTGGATCTTCCTTCCTACTTCCACAGTATCCTTTTTACTATACTTCCCTTTTCTTTTAGCGAATGCACCCCGCACTTCATAGATGACGGAGTCATCGCCGCCAAATCGTGCAATATCACAACCGATGTTGTTATACTTAGGAACTTCCTTAATTTCTTCTATTTTCCTGGTTAGAGCTAAATCTAGGAAATGCATGGGGATTAAAGCGTCATCAGAGAATGAAGGGAACTCAGCAAGCACTTTGGCTTGATACATCGGGGTTCCCTCTCCATAAGCTACTTTCATCTCCTCAGGCCAGGTATGGGAGGCCAGTCCGGGTATAATATCCTTACCTGCCTTGACGTTCGGAGTATCCAGAGTGCTTATCTTGAGCTTGTTCCACCCACCATACACATCAGGACCAGGACTTTTAAACGATCTTGCAAACTCTCCTTGTGGATCGGTGGGATTACCGATCGCCAGTATGCGATCGTTGCCACCTGTAGTGATAGATTCCACTGCAGAGAAGAGACCAGGGGCTACTCCAGCTGCCTCATCTATAATAACGAACACTCTAGAGTTGGAATGGAACCCGGCCATGGGTGTTTGGCCTACATCTGTTACAGTTCCCTTCCCAGTGGTGAAGCCAAACGCCTTCCACTTGTCTCCTATGTGTAATTCAGAGGCCCGCGGTAGCAGATTGCCACCTAGGTTGATTAAGCTCTTATTGTAGCACTGTCTTATCTCTGACCATAGAATTAGGTCTGTCTGTCTCTGTGTGGGGGCTGTAGTGATCACGTAGCTGTCAGGCCAACAGAATAAAGACCATATGGTTAGTTTCCCTGCAATAAAGGACTTTCCAGTGGAGTGGCCTGAGCGTACAGTCGTTCTTTTATGATTCTTGACCGACTCCCAAACGTCAATCTGTTTATCCCAGGGCATGCCCCAGGTTCCCCAGACGCATTGATTAAAATAGAGGAAGTCTTCTTGTGATCTTGCTATGAAGTCCTTGGTCACGTTATCAGTCATTTTGGATATAGGAGTCCCTATCCCCTTCTTACATTAAGGGTTGTCACTAGACCTACGGTGGAGATGGTTGGCCATCTGGATCATGTAGAAATAGAACCTCGTTGTCATCTGTAATTCCAATTAGGTTTACTGGAACAGTAAACCATTCCAAGGCGTCGCAGTCGAATTGTCGGATCATCAGTGCGTAATTGGAGGGTAGGTTCTGAGTGACACACCTTAGAACGTCTAAGGTTAAGTCAGCCATTAGCTTTCCTCTTTATTACTTCTTACTTCACGAGATTTACCATATAGCTAGCTCTAAGGGTCCTTTTAGTTGGTAAAGTGTAATTTGTGGTGATACTGTGAATCGGTCTATCCATAGGGTGCAGGACCCGCATTACTTGTAATGATATTGAACAAGTACGATTTGATACAAAGTCCAGAAAAATGGTTAGAATTAAACTTGAGAATAGATCTCTACTCTAATGACCTCTAGAGAATATAAACAACTGACTAAGATCCGTACTTGTCTCTGATATATGCTGCAGTCCTGCGCTTGTTGTGTTTAAGCTGTGAAGGCTTGGTATAGTACTGTCTTTTAAGGGCTTCTCTGAGTCTGCCTTCCTTCTCTACCTTCTTCCTGAACTTCTTCACTGCTGCTTCAAACGTACGGTAGTCCCCCACCCTTACTTCTAGTGGCTTACATTTATCTATTGGCACTATGACACCTCCGTGTCGGAGGTTGGAGCGACGTGGTCGTCTCCCAACTTGGTATCCTCTATCTGTGGAAGGGATGGGGTGGATGTGCCGGCCGCGGCTTCACCCTTCTCTATCTGCATCAACCTCTCTGCTAAAGTCATATGAGTGATGTCACCTTCTATCTTAGTGGTGGGAGACCAGCCCTCATGTCTCTGGTAGTAGAGCTTTATGGCGTGTGTGTCTCCTGCTAGTGCTGCCTTAAGTAGAGCCCTGTCTACCTCCACACTCTTACCAGCCAATTGCTTACGTCTTATATCCAGTGCTTCATTGTATACCTCAGTCAACTCCTCACCAGTGAAGTTGTTGTACAATGTATCTCTATCTATACCCATACGGCGAGCCAGCTCAGTCCTATTGGGCATAAGTGTACCATCTTCTGTAAGGATATCAAGTATCTGTGCGTGGTATCCATTAGTATACCGTGTTGTCATTCTGTCCTCTCTATCGTAGGATATGTTGACTACCTAAGTGGTGAATACTATACTGGCTAGGTCTACTATATAGACTATCTTTATAGTAGGTATATCCTATGTATCATTGATAGGCTAAACTACTCCCGTAGTTTGGAGTATACGCTCAAACTGGTTGCTTTAGCAACTAGTAAAAGCATCTCCCTAATTGGGAGCGAAGTGCTCCAATTGGGGGCTGTTGCAAAACAACAGCTCCCTATCCTATACCATTCGTACGTATTTTACGTATCCTTTTCTATACACTGTCTTAGTAAACTAGAGGTAAGCCACCAGTTTCTCTTAGCTTATCGAGCTTATGGCTCTCTAAGTATACCTTTACAGCATGGTGGCTCATGCACTTCGTATAGAGTACGTCACACTGTTCCTTATTGCAGTACTCCTCTGGTTCTCTCTCTGGGTAGACTATGAGGTGGTTGCATTCTACACAACAGTCTAATAGCATGGCTATCCCTCTACTATGCTCTTGAGGTGGTATACATACCCTTCTCGGCTGGTTTGTCCTGTGTATTCGAAGACTGCTGTCTTGATGGGTAATGACTGTAGGGCTTCTTCATCTGTCACTGATCTGTGCAGTGGGACTCCTTCCATCATGGCTAAGTGATAATAGGGAGGAGGGGCGGAGAAGGTAGTGGCTATCCTTGTTATCTCGTACTGTCCTAAGCATAGCTTTATTGTTAGTGACATGATAAGTACTCCTTGGTTAGTTGTACTCTCTGTGAGGGTTGGTATTTGGTTAAAAGGGGAATCAATAGCGCGAGGTTCTTTACCCCTACCTCTATGCTATTATGCTCTAGATATGCATTG